ATTAATCCTTAGGAGAATATATTATATGAAAACGATTTATATCGGGAGAGAGCTCCCGTCACAAATAGTATTAATATGTAGAAGCGTTGGGAGGTTGGGGCTGGTTCCTGTTTTTCAGTTAAGAAATCAGAAGGTGGTTCCAGAAAGGCGTTATATGATAGATTTTCCATTAAGGGAAAAAGTGAAACCCGATACTACGGTACTTAGTAAACTTATTCAACGGGTTATTTAGGAAGGAGTTTTCCGGACGAAGGTCGTGTTGATTGGGATAAACTCAAAAAGAACACATCACTTATTGATTTTGATGATGACCTTAGTAAATGCACAGAGGTGATAGCTTTAAGAGAGCCATTGAAAGTCCGGACGATCACAAAAGGTGATCTTTTAACGTCATACCTATCCAGGCCGATGCAGAGATATCTCAAAGATGGATTGGATAGACGAGTGCAGTTCAAGCTCACGAATACACCCTTAGAGTATTCTGACGATGATCTTAGTTTTCTGTTGAACCATATTGGAACCTTTTTTGATGGTCAATTTGCACCACCAACTATGTTCTGGAATGAGGAGAAAGAGAGCTATGAGAAGGGTTTATTTTTCGTTTCAGGTGATTATTCCGCTGCTACTGATAACCTATCTATTGATTTCACAAAGAAGTCAATGGAGACAGTTTTAAGTTGGCTGACTAATTCTAAGAACGATAAGAATGCATGGAGAGCAAATCTTTATGAATAAATCTTGCACTACAAAATCGATGGTTCGAACTCCATCCATCGTCAGACCACCGGTCAGCTTATGGGGTCTGTTTTGTCTTTTCCTTTCTTATGTGCGGCAAATTTAATTTGCTATTATAGGGCTGTATAACAATACTGTTAAGTGAAAGGAAGACCAACTCCGAGATTGAAAGATCTCTCGGTTTTAATAAATGGTGACGATATACTTTTTATTGCTGATAAACTTTTATATAGTATCTGGCTGCGTGAGATTGAAGCCGTAGGCTTTAAGCTCTCACCTGGAAAGAATTTGTGCTCATAATCCTATTTTACCATTAATTCAAGTCTATTCCACACTCCTGTTTTAAGGAATTATGAGAAGGACATCATTACTGATATCGAGGAGGGTAATTTGGGTTAATATATTCCATATTTCAATCCAGCCTTTATTTTAGGACCAATACTTTCACAACCAAAAGATACTAGAATAAAAGTCGTCACTGTTGATTCCTGGAACACTGTCTATTTTAATTTTTAGACACTGTGCACGAGTGTTCCGGATGCGAGTTGTAATGAGGAAGAGACAGTCGAGTCCAAGTATAAGAGAACTATTAACAATCTTTGGATGAGATTCCTATTTTACAATTCAAGTGAGTTAAGTCGTTAAACGCGAAATGGCTTATTCAATCTATTAGTACATCCCCAATTTGGGGGCCTGGGTTACCTGACATGTTAAGGTCTCTCAGAGGAACGCATAACAAGGACTCAAAAATCATTAATTTTCCACTTATGGAATTAGAATTTAATTTCAGTCAAGTCTATGTTGAATAACAAATAATCAGTTTCCAGTCGGCCATTTTTGACAAATATTGTTAAGGCCATTGATTCTGAAGCTCCAGCAGAGCCTTAGGTTAAACCTGATTTTGAAGAGACGACCCACATTGCCTTGCAATGTGAACGTTCATGCGCGTGTGTGGAGTGCAACAAGTGCACTCAATGCAGATGCGGATAATGTCTTCAATATCAGACCACCAAAAGACTTTGTGAAAGTGAACCTTTAACTATAGCTTTGAAGAATCCTTACAAGGACTTCAAAGACCATTTCTCCGAGAGGAATGGCTTTAGGTATGTCTTTGACGCTGGTATCTTTAAAGGTGCTAGGGATTTTAAGAAACTCTCTTAGAATGTCAAAGATATGCACATTGTACGGTTAAAAAATAAGAATCCACATATAGACAATCCTATGTTAGATTTTTTCACAAATTACCAAATAATATCCACTGAAGATCCAAACGTATATCCTCGAATACAACTCACTTATGGTGTATCAGAGAAGGTTGATTTAAATCAATACCTCTAGACATTATTTTCTGATGAAATTCTTGATACCTATGACCACTCAGTGGAAAAAACATTCGGCTAAGATGCCAAGAATTAATAACAAAATCTCTAACTAGGTGGTTCCCCGTACGGAACTTTAAATGAAGAAGAAGACCAAGAAGAAGTCTTCTAAATAGAAATAGAAACCCGGGAGAGGCCCTAAAGGCCAAACATTTTCCTAAGGAATCTTTTCCCCGGAGACTGAAGCACTTGAAAGATGGAGAATTGCTCTCAAAAATCCTTTTGATCCAAAAGCCACTGGCGTAAGAATTCCAGATACATACAGTTATCCGACAACTGCTTTTAAGGCAGAGGCTATGATAACCATATAATCCGACTCCCTGGGAGTTGCTTCTGTTTTACTTATACCACATCCTTTCGTAACTGCTGTAAATATGAATCTGTCCACTTGGACCACAACCATGAAGAAATATACTTAATCATCTACGGTGTATGGGTTAGTCCCCAGAGACACGCTTTCTGATAAATTTTCTTCTTTTCGGGTTGTATCAGTCGGTTACTAACTCCGTAATTTGATGACTCCTTTGACCTGTACAGGTCGTGTGATTATGGCAAAAGTGCCTTTGATTAATCAATTACCAGGTCCTTCCTTTTTAGATGCCAATTAGGTATATAATAATTACCTTTCTTAGCAAATAATCGGGATTAAGCCTACGTAATAGTCTGATGGTTTACCATCCTCTATTGTCACACTTCCTGGGTCTGTTGAATGCTCAATGTAGAATATTATCACAAATCTAATTACGGTTTCATCCATGCCCATTACTCCTGAAGCTTATAACTTTAAACCTGCTGGAGCTGCCCAACTCATCACTTCGACTTAAGCTGAAGGCCTAGAGATATACGATGTCGTATCCTCTGGCGCCGCTCAATTTAATACTAGTGACTTTGCTGAAGCAAACATCCTGAAAGGCTCTGAAGCTACACTTATACGTTTCGAAGGTTTACCAGCTTCAACCACAATCGCTGAATTAAAGATAATTATGCACTTGGAAGGTGCTCCTAGTATGAATCTCAACACTGTCTTAGTTTCATCATAACCACCAATGATTATGGCTGATCCTGTGAAAGTGGAAAAGATTCGTACACAGAGTATACTTTAAGATGCAATAAGAATTGTACCGTCGGTGGTTGGCGCGGGAGTGACTGGATATGGGAAAGGAGGCGCCCTCGGCGCTTTAACTTCAATGATGGCTAGAATCGGGCTAGAACTTGCTTGAGAGTGATTTGATCGCTGCGAAGACAACTGAACATAATTGAAAGTGTAGGAGGAATACAACGCGTATCTTGAATAACGTTCTATAAGGCGTGACAAGATCGAAAATTTCGTCTCGGCCCTACGGGGTGCGTTTAATCTTACAGTTTCTTTGAAAATAAGTACGTAGCAGCAATGGCAACAGTCTTTAAAACGGTGATTTTTTTGACTGGGGTGACGCGGTAAAGGGATCGCACAATATCTACAGAGGTAAAGGGTACCAGAGATGATGTATGCAATAGTTAGTTCTGATCTTAAGATCACTGACTGTATGCGTCATTAAGACTTTAATTGAATCTGGG